GGGACACCGATGCGACACGAGATTTTTTGGCGTTTTATAGCGATGATGTTGTTCAGCTTCACGCTGACCGGGTGTATTCATTACGAACATAAAAGTGCAGAAGGAAAATCAAACTCCGAAATCGCTACGATTCAGCAGTTCGACAAATCTTTGACAATATTTAAGATTGACGACGATCAAACCCTTTATTGGCTGAGCCGCCAAAGCGAATACCGGCTGGGTGCAGGCAGGCATAAGATTCAAGTTCGTAAATTTATTACCGCGGAACAGCAAACTGCTCCGATTGAAATGACTATTGATCTGGTTGGAGGTCGTACTTATGGGCTCTATGGGATCTCTTCGTTGACATGGTGGAGATACGAGGTTCGTGACGTGGAGACTGGGCAGCCGGCAGATGTCGCGGATCCTGTTGTCAACGCAACGCCTCCGACATCGGTTAAATAAATGGCTCGATAATCTCGTCGCCTGGATCTTTCTGAAGGGCGAGCAGGCTTTTATTACGGAATTCCCGTGCCACGTTTTCCGATATATGGATTTTGTGGTGCGGAGGATCAAGTAAAAACTGAGCCTTTGAGCCAAGCGCATGCAGGTGATGAATCATCAGCGTCATCGCCTCACCTTGCTCAGTAATGCCTGACCACTCCATCAGATCGGCCAGGGCCTGGCGCGCGCCGGGGCGAACCCTGAGCCTTAATTCCTCTTCGGCATTCGCCACGCGCTTCCTGGCAGTTTTGGCCGATCGTTCCTGCACAGTCTTTGCCATAGCCTACCTCTTCTATTCCGCTGGCCGGCAGTGCGAGCCAGGTTTGACGTTTTCGTTGCTGGGCTATGCGGCGCATGAGGCTTTTCCCTGGCGCGCCTTCGGGTAATCGATGGCGTACTCGCTCAGAATTCGATCAAGCGTCCCGTGCGATATAGCGAGCTTTCCACAAACCACTCGCCTTAAAACACCCAGCTCTTTGAAAGTAAGGATTCGCTCGGCATACTTGGCATCTCGAATCTTGGTTTCCTCTCTCCACTTTTTCCCATAGTGGCCGCCGTGGCTTGCGCGCTTAAACGAGAATCCAAAATCCCTGGCAAGCTCCCTGAGCGTCCTAAGGGTCATGCCTGTGGCTACCGAGGCTTCAGTTTGGGTGTGCGTTTCAGCCAGGGCCTTTACCATTTCAGCCTTCTCCGCGCGCTTGTCGCTCCTGACATCGAGCGGCGCAAACGGCAGGGGAGCCGGCTCGACCCGGTGCCGCACAAACGGCTTCGGCGCCGGCGGCATCTGGTTGCTGTAGGTGATGGGCTTGGGGATGTAGCCGCAGGCCGGTCCTTCTTCGATATGCCCGCCTGCCGCCAGGAACTGCTCGACCGCGGCGGCCAGTTCGTTCGATGCTGGCCGAAGAGCCTCGACCATGCCTAGGTGGTTGCTGATCATGCTGCTTTACTCCTGAGCGCCGCCTCATACCCGTCGACCAGCAGCTTGAATTCCCACAGGTCTTCCTCAAGGCTTTCGATGTAGTCGTTGTCACGCTTGAACTCTTTCCACCAGAGCTGGCGGCCGACCGGTTTGAGCAGTGGGCAGTACATCCCGATGTGCCACCACTTTTTGTCGGTGATCCACATACAGCCCTGCACCTGGTCAATGACTTCGCTGGCATCGTTGTCGATGTGGAAGGCGCGGAGTTTGTCAGGGGCCAGGAAGCACTTGTACTCAGCACCGCCGTCCTCGCCGATGAATCCGTCTGCGCTGGCGCCGAACACGCCATCGTCAGTCTTCACCAGCCCGACCTGTGTGACGATCAGGCCCGTCTGAATTTCGTGCTCCATGCGGGCTTCTGGCTCCAGTTCATGCCCTCGGCGCATCTGCCAAGTTTCGAACCCGCCATCCAGCGGCGCACCGCCGATCCGCTCAACCGCCAGCTCAAAGGCGTAGGTAAGCGCGGCGTTGGATGGCTCGCCGACCTTCTCGCCGTCCAGGGCTCGCTGAACAACCTCGGCCTTTGGGCAGGCCTTGTATCCTGCCAACTCCATCGCTTTCGTCTCGCCCTTTCCGGCAAGCATGGCGTCGACATATTTCTTCTGCTGGGCGTTCAGGCCGTTAACTTTGGAGCGGGCGGTGCTGAACATGCTTGCGGTGATGACCCCGGCGCGGGCCTGCAGCCATTCCGGTGAGCCTTGGGTGCAATTCACAATGATCATTGAGGCGCCTCCAGCTTTGCTTTGTGGACAGTTACTGCGGTCTTCACCGTGGAATACCCGTTGGAGTCTCCCGACGCTTGCAGGACTTTTAGGCTCGCCTGCCAGACATCTTTCAGTTCTTCCGGCGTCGTGGTTTGCCCGACAC